ATAACGTCCGAATCTAGCCAGGTTGTGACGACTACAAGCCCACTTGGGGCGGTTACCGGGTTGGCCTGGGAGGGCACATGGACTGGGCGAGGAGGTAAATTGACATGGACCGCCGTCGCCGATGCGATCAAGCAGCAGGACGCACAGAACTCCGACGCCGACGGCGACGGAGACGGCGCCGAGACCGACACCCACAAGGGCGACGGCAGCGACGACACCTCCAACGAGGACGTGAGCAAGGAGATCGAGGCGCTCAAGGCGCAGATCGCGAAGCTCGAGGGCCGCTCGAACCAGTCGGCCGACGACGGCGACGACGACGTCACGGGCCTCTCCAAGGAGGAGAAGCGTCAGCTCGAGATCGGCCGCCGCATGGCGAAGTGGATCTCCGAGCAGAACGAGGGCTCCCGCACCAACGAGACGGCCCTCTGATCGGCCGCTGACCTCCACCCGAGAAGAACCAACCAGCCACTTCAGGAGCAACGAGACAGATGGCCCTCAACGACAACGAACTGTTCAGCACCTCGGACGGCAACAGCGCCGAGATCCGCATGGTGCAGCGGCGCAACCGATGCTCGAGGGCGAGATCCACCGCGACGACGTCAACACCGCCGCGATCCGCGCGGTCCTCGGCGGCTCGGCCAGCGAGGCGAACGTCGACACGGCGCTCAAGGCGCAGACCCTCCGCGACGCGGGCATCACCGTCCGCGGCCTTGCCGGCGTGAGCTGATCGGAGCCACGCCGCAGCAACCCTTCACCATCGGACCTGACGAGACGAGACCATGACGACGATCGACGCCCTGACCTGGCGCTCCATGACCGCGACGGTCAACGAGGCCAAGTCGCCCAACACCTTCATCCGCAACCTGCTGTTCCCGCAGGGCCGCGACCGCACCTTCCCGACCGAGCACGTCGACATCCCGCTGCTCTCCGCCGACCGCGAGACCGCGCCGTTCGTGCGGCGTGACGGCGAGGCCGTCCTGGTCGATGGCCTGGCGGACAGCTACCACTCGGTGAGCTTCCCGAACATCCGCATCAAGCGGCCGTTCACCGCCTCCGAGCTGCTGTTCAACCGTCGCGCCGGGACCGTGATCTTCCCGACGGGCGGCCAGCAGCTCAGCGCCATCGAGCAGCACGTCGCGCGCGACCTCGGCCACATGACCGACCTGATCGCCAACACCGAGGAGTGGATGGCGGCGCAGGCGCTCAACGGCGAGGTCTCCTACCAGACCGCCGACGGCGCGAACTGGACGATCACCTTCCCGAAGCCGACCGCCAACGAGTTCAACGCCGCGGTGGCGTGGTCGAGTGCTTCGACGGCGACGCCGCAGGCCGACTTCATGGCCGCCAAGCGCCGCCTCAACGACGAGCACGGCCTGCGCTGCACGCACGCGATCATGTCGCAGGAAGCGGCGACGAACTTCCTGAAGCTCGACGCGGTCAAGGAGCAGCTCGACAACCGTCGAATGCTCTATGGCAGCATCGACGCGCGTCGCGACTTCACCGACGAGGGCGCCCTCTACCTGGGCAACTACATGGGCGTCGAGTGCTGGGAATACAGCCGCTCGGTGATCCACAAGGGCTCCGCGGTCGACCTGATCGACGCCGGCAAGGTCCACTTCGTCTCGGCCACGGCCGCCGCGAAGATGGCCTTCTGGTATGGCGCGATCCCCGACATGGAGGCCCTCGAAGGCCGCCTGTTCCAGGGCAAGCGGTTCGCCAAGAGCTGGGTCCAGAAGGACCCGAGCGTCCGCCAGGCGCTCGTCCACACGCGCCCGCTGCCGGTCCTGCTGCGTCCGGGCTGCGTCGTGACCGTCGACACCACCCCGTGATCCACGGGGCGGTGTGACTGACCTCCCACCCCCTGACCTCTCTTCACCATGAGCTACCGCACCATCAAGGGCGTCCAGACGAAGGACGCCGAGTTCCTGAATCCGGGAACGCTGATCGAGGACGTGTCCGTCTTCGATCAGCCGGACCGGCTGATCGAGGCAGGCTTCATCGTCCCGGCCGAGGACGAGCCGGCTGCCGAGCCGGTCGTCGAGGGCCGTGGCGACAAGGTCTCCCCGACTCCCTGGGTCTTCGATCCCGAGAGCCTGCAGGGCATCGACATCGACCAGCTCAACGTCCTCATCGCCGAGCGCGACGAGAGCATCGAGCCGTTCGAGGACGTCGACGAGGCCATCGACTGGCTCTCCCAGGACTACGAGGGCTGAGGTAGATGGCCACCGCACCGCTGTTCGTGGCGACTGTCGAGGAGCTGAAGTCCAAGCTCCGGCTGGCGAGCATTCCCGCCGGCCAGGGCGCGGACATCCTCTTCGACGAGACCTTGCTGGCGGTGCGGACCCACTTCTACCGCGCGCTCGGCCCGGCCCGCGTGGCCGAGCTGGCGGCCCTGCCCTTCAACGAGAACCCGGCCACCGAGGACGAGATCCTGCGGGCGGTCGCCAATACGACCGAGGTCAAGTGGATGCGTATGGAGCTGATGCGCGTCCTCCCGACCCTGTTCAAGGACTCCTCGGCCGACCAGCACCAGGTCTACCACGACGAAGCTCTGTTCCGCGAGACGCCGGGCGACCAGCTCAGCATCGAGCGCGAGCGCCTGTGGAGCGACATCCAGGAGAACCTGGAGCTGCTGCGCGGTGACGAAGAACTGGACGAGGAAGTCCAGGGCATCTCCGCGAGCACTCCCGAATCAGACAGCACCGCTCCGCGGCCCGGCCAGTCCGTGTGGCCGTCGAGCGCCTTCAGCCAGAACGAACTCGAATGAGCGGCTTCACCTACGACCCGATCACTCCGCCCGTCGGCGAGGGCCTGACGCAGAAGGAGCGCATCCGCGCGTTCCTGAAGCAGATGGTCTCCGAGGGCATCTTCCATCCGGTGAGCTACGACGCCACACTCGGCACGCATCGCGTGCTGACCGAAGAGTCCGTATCGCCCGCCGAGTCGATCGTCAACGAGACCCAGGCGGCCTTCGGCCAGCCGGTCCGCAATCGGCGCTATGCCCATCAGGAGAAGCTCGAGTGGCATTGGGAGATGCAGCTCGGTTTCAGCTCCGAGGTGAACCTGGAGAGCTTCGAGGACCAGCTCGCTGCCGCCGCTCTCATCATCCCCCGCGAGACCACCGACGAGTATGACCTGCTGCAGGTCACGCTCGAAGCGGCTCAGGCCAGCTACGACCATCCGCCCCAGCAGGACCCATCGGTGGGAACCAGGGCGGTCTACACCTTCCGCGCCCGCGTGATGCCGGGCTGAGGCCAATGTCGGTCTCGATCCCTTTCGACCTGACCACCACCTGAAGCAAGACCAATGCGTAACACCACCGGACTGCCGGACACCGGCGACTACAACCTCGGGCGCGGCATCCTCTACCTCGCCAAGCTCGACCCCAGCGACATGCCGGACGAGGACGGCTGGCGGGACGTCGGCAACGCCACCGAGTTCAACGTCACGATCGAGCGCGAGGAGCTGGACCACCAGTCGAGCCGCTCGGGCCTGCGCGTGACCGACAAGACGATCACGCTGTCGGCCGACATGAGCGTCTCGTTCACCCTGGACGAGATCAACGACCAGAACCTCGCGCTGTTCTTCAGCGGCGAGACGGCCGACCACACCAACCCCTCGCTCAGCGCGCAGACCAACGTCACCCTGACGACCAGCGTCGTCCTGGGCCGCTGGTATGACCTGGTCGACAGCAACGGCGAGCGCCTCTACGACGTCAAGGAAGCGAACCTGACCGTCGAGGAGGCCGGCACGCCGACCACGCTGACCGAGGGCACCGACTACGACCTCGACACCGAGATGGGCCGGATCTTCATCAAGACCACGGCCACCGGCATCTCGGCCGGCGACGCGCTGCGCTTCAGCTACAGCGCCGACGCCACCGCGAAGGACGTCCAGGAGGTCCGCGGCCAGACCGAGGGCAACGTGGTCGTGGCGATGAAGTTCATCGCCGAGAACCCGGCCAACTCCAACAAGAAGTCGGAGTTCACCTTCCACAAGGTGACGCTCGGCGCCGAGGGCGACCTCGCGCTGATCGGCGACGAGTGGATGACGATGGGCTTCAGCGGCTCGGTCGAGGAGGCGTCCTCGGTCGACGCGGCGAGCCCCTACTTCACCAAGCGCGAGGTCGCTGCCTGATCGGCAGCGCCCCTCGCCTTCGACCTCCCAACACCTGACAGAGAATCGACCTCCCAATGGCTTTCAGCATCCCCGAACGCTTTCGCCTGCTCTCCCCTCACTGTGTGACGAGGGAGATCGCGGGCGAGAGCTACGTCTTCTACCCGTGCAGTCTGGGAGCGGTCGCTCGCATGGCGACCCTCATCCAGAAGCTCTCCGGCCACCTCGCCACGCTGCTGATCGACGACTCGAAGGATCGCGGCGTCGCCGAGGAGAACTACACCGACGAGGGCGGCACCTTCGTCAACAAGCGTGCGACCTCCGAAGCCTCCCTGGAGCTGGCTTCGCTCCGCACCGAGCAGCGCCGCGACGCCGTGCAGGGCGCGGTCGACGCACTGCTCGACCCCGACCACCGCATCTCGCTGGGCAAGCTGGTGATGAACTCGCTCCGCGAGGACTTCCCCCGAGGCCGCGAGATCCCCGCCGATGTGGCTCGCGAGTTCGTCGAGTCGATGGACCTGCCGGTCTTCGTCGAGTTCCTTCGGGGCCTCGCCGAGGCGAACACCAAGACCTTCGGTGACTTGGGAAAGCGCCTCCGGGACTTCCTCGTCAACGCGGCCCCGGGCCTGGTGGGGGCGGCCGGCGACGCCGGCGACGGCAGTCCCGAGGAGATGCCGGAGACGGCTGGGTGATGCTCCAAGACACGTTCGTTCGGCTTGCGCAATCGGGGCTCGACCCCGAGTGGATGCTGACCCTGGACGTGGACCAGTTCAACGCGCTCGCCGAGTCCGCTGAGCGGGCCGAGGCGCGTCGGCAGCTCGAACTCCTAGGCAACTCCCGCGTGGCCTATCACGCGGACGCGAAGGACTACAAGAAGTTCGTCAAGGGCCTGGAGCGCGAGATGAGGATCCCCAACGTCGCCCGAGACTCTGATGCGCTCGGGGACGGCAAGCTCAAGTAGGGCACTGAAATGGCACGCGGACCCCAGGATCTCGGCGGTATTCGACTGCCGCTCGAAGCGACGGACGCCTTCTCGGGCACGTTCAAGCGTTTCCGTCAGGAGATCCAGGAGACGCTGGCCGCGCTGCAGGCCCTCCGCAGCGAGCAGACCTCTGCCGGCAAGAAGAAGGGCCTCGCCCAGGTCGCTGGCGACCTGACGAAGGCCCAGAAGGAGAGCGCCAAGGCCGTCAGGGGAGTCGCCGACTCGACGGCCGCGATCCAGGCCGAGCTGGACAAGGCTCGGCGGAACATCGCCCGCGCGCGCAGCGCGCAGGCTCGAGCGGCTGCCGACGAGGCGCGGGCTTCGTCGGACATGACGAAGGCGTCCTCGCGGATCGCCAAGACGGTCGCCGAGGCCCACGCGAAGGCCGAGCGCGACCTTCGCTCGCTCAACCGGGACATCGTCGACCGCGTAAACTACGCGCAGCGCGAGGCGGCGAAGACCACGCGCATCGAGGCCGAAGAGGCGCGGAAGGCGGCCGAAGAGAGGGCCCGGTCGGCCGAGCGCAACGTCGCGCGCGAACTCAGGAACAAGGAGGCCCGTCAGGCCCAGGCGTTCAAGGAGCGGCAGCGTCAGGAGCGAGAGATCGCGAACGAACGCTACCGCCAGGCGCGGCGCATCCAGGAACTCGAGAAGCAGCAGGCGATCGGCGAGCAGCGCGTGCTGGCCGAGACGACCAAGGCCAAGGCCGAGGCCGAGAAGCAGCGGCAGCTCGCCGAGCGTCGTGAGCTGCAGAACGCGATCCTTCGCCAGAAGAAGGAGCGCGGCATTGCCACGACGCCGAAATACACCGAGGCGCAGGCCGAGAAGGCCGGCTCCGAGATGCTCACGTCGCTGCGCGTGCGCGAGAAGGAGAAGCGAGCCCTCGACCGCGAGCGCGCGGAGCAGGCGCGATACCTGGCGCGCGAGAAGGCCCGCCAGGCAGTGCGCGTCGACTCGGCGCGGGCCGGCCAGCAGATCGAGCGCGGCCGGACCGAGACCTGGAAGCGCGACCAGCTCGCCGGCCTGAAGGTCCGCCAGGAGCAGGCCAAGGCCGAGACCGCGGAGATCAACCGCAACGCCGCCCAGGAGCGCCTGGACGAGCTGCGCCGCAAGCACGCGCGGGCCGCCGAGGCTGCCGCTACGCACGGCAGATCGTCGACGGCATCGGCAAGGTCATGCGCGACGACCGCGCGAACCGGGCTCGCGAGGCGGTCGAGAACCTGCGCCGCATCTCGGCAGCCGCGGACGCCCGCGAGCGCGACCGGGCGTCGCGGCGCATTGGCACGTCCAACCGCATCGTCGACCTGACCGGCTCCGACTTCGAGCGGTCGGGCCGCACGCTGACGGAGCGCGACGCGCGTCGCTTCGACCGCGCTCGGTTCCGCGGTGAGGTCGAGCAGCGTCTCGGCCCGCGCATGGCCGGGATGCCGGCCACGCACGACAACTGGCTGCGCGGCATCCTCGCGAACCCGGCCGAGTATTTCGGCAAGAAGGTCCAGCGGATCGCCGACAACTTCTCGCAGACGACGCAGCAGGCGCTCGAGCGTGGCCGTGCCCTGCTCCGCAGCGACCGCCCGCAGGCCGGTCGCCCGCAGGCGCAGGTGCAGCCGACGCGCCTCACGCCGCAGGGCATCGAGCAGATCCGGCAGTCGCTCGCCGAGCGCCAGGCGCCGCGGATCCAGGAATTCCAGCAGATGCGCGAGGCCCTGACCAGGGCCGTGCGGACGCGGATGCAGGACAGCCTGGACGATAGCCGGCGCCCTGAGAATCGCGCGGAGGCACTGCAGCGCCTCTTCCAGGAGAACTACGAGGCGAACCAGCGCGCGTCGCGCGCGCTGCGCGATAATGCCGAGAAGCGTATCTTCGAGGCGAAGCGTGAGGCAGCCGAGCAGCGGCGTGCTGCGGAGCTGAGCCGGCAGGCGGCCCGGGTGCGCTCGGACGCGATGCGCGAGGAGGTCCAGGCCCTCGGGTTCCGTCGTCGACAGCAGCAGCAGATCGACGCTGCGGAGCGGCGGGCGGCCCGCGAGGCTGCGGCCCGCGCCAGCAGCTACGGTGCGGCCGGAATGCCGCCGGGCGGAATCCCTCCGATGCCTCCCGGCATGGGCGGCCTCACGCCGTTCGGTCCCGACCCCGACGACAGCCGTAGGGCCTACGACCGGACCGAGCAGTATCGGCGCAACTTCCGCAAGATCCGCGAGACGCTCGACGGCGTCAATCAGAGTGCCGCGGCAGCACGCAAGCGGTGGAACAGCCTCTCCCGGTCGATGCGCTCGGCCGGCGGCGTGACCGACAACCTGGTCTTCAGCACCCGCCAGCTCATCCGCTCGTTCATCGGCTACCGCGTCATCACCGAGGTCTCGCGGAGCTTCAACGCCTTCATCGGCGCCGGCTTCAAGTTCAACCAGGTGCTCGAGCAGAGCCGCCTGGGCATGGCCGGCGTCATGGTCGCGGCCGGCAAGGTCACCGACGAGACCGGCAAGCAGGTCTTCGGGCAGCAGGCGCTCGCGATTGCGATCGGCAAGGCTCGCCGCCAGCAGATGCTCCTGCGAAACGCCGCGCTCGAGACCACGGCGACCTACGAGCAGCTCCTCGACGCCTACCCGATCGCGACCGGCCCCGGCCGGGCGGCCGGCTTCTCGGTCGACGAGGTCCGCAAGTTCGCGGTGCTGATCTCGCAGGCAGCGGCGAACATCGCGCTGCCGCAGAACCAGCTCAGTGAGGAAATCCGCGCGTTCCTCACGCCCAACATCCGCAAGAACGCGACCCGCATCGCGCAGGTCATCCAGGTCGACAACGAGGACATCCGGCGCTGGCAGGCCCAGGGCACGCTGTTCGAGAACCTGGAGGACAAGCTCAAGGGCTTCCGCCTGGGCGCGATCGCGACTGCGAACACGCTGGGCGGCCTGAGCAAGCGGTTCCTCGACCTGTTCCAGATCACCACCGGCAAGTCGGCCGAGGCGATCTTCGGGCGCGTGCAGCAGGGCGCTCGCGACCTCTTCGCGAACCTGACCGAGCGCCGGGACATCACCCTGCCGGACGGCGAGAAGGTCACGGGCGTCCTCGAGCCCTCGCAGCAGTTCCAGGAGGCGGTCGACCGCCTCTACGGCTCGCTGCTAGCCGTGTTCGCCACGTTCCAGCGCCTCATGGGCGCGACCAGCGGCAACCGCCTGCTGCTGCTCGTCGAGGGCCTGGCGATCTCTATCGAGACGGTGGGGGCCGTGCTCGGCTATGCGTTCGCCGGCATGGCGAAGGCCGGAGCTGCGGTGTCGTTCGTGCTCAAGGGCATCATCGGCGCACTCAGCAGCCTGCGCGACGCGACCCCAGAGTGGCTGATCGGCGTGTTCGACGGCATCGCCCAGGCTGCTGCCAGCGCGGGCGTCGGCTACCTGCTGGTCGCCGGCGCGCTGAAGCTGATCGTGCCGCTCATCACCGGCGCTTTCGGCGGCATGAAGCGAGTCGTCCTGGCCGTCCACGCCCTCAACGTGGGCATGGGCCTGTGGACGAAGTATCAGGCCGCCCTGCTGCTCCAGTCTACCGGCCTGGTGCGGACCTGGACGCGGCTGCAGGTCGCGATCATGGCTGTCGGAGTTCGCCTGAAGTCCCTGGCGGCCGTCAGCTTCCTGTCTGGCCTGTCTGGCCAGTTCGGGAGGCTGGGAGGCGCCATCGCAGGCGCCTTCGCTCCGCTCACCAATACCAAGCTGGGCAGGGGAGCGCAGGGGGCCTTCAAGTGGCTCAATGGCGCGCTGGCCACCACGACCGGGTCCATCCTGGGCATGGCCGCAGTCCTCGCCGGCCTCTACTTCGGCTTCAAGGGACTGGCGGAGTCGATCCTCGGCGTGAGCCTGAACTTCGAGGAGACGGTCACCATCATGGGGGCCGCCTTCAACAAGTTCGTGCTCGGCATCGGGGAGATGTTCGATTCGATCTGGGACAACATGGTCCTGGGCGCGAAGCGCGCGTTCATCGAAGTCGACTCCTTCTTCAGCAAGTTCGGCAACCGGGCGAGGCAGCTCCTCCGGCTGGACTTCTCGGAAGAGTCCGGCCGCAAGTATGTCCGCCGGGCTGAGGAGATCGAGCGAGATCGCCAGAAGCGCATTGCCGCGATCAAGAGCCACTATCGGGCCGAGGCCGCGCGCAGCGACGCTCGCATGGCTGGCATCAACGACGCAACGACGGCCACGATCGCCGAGCAGATGCGCCGGGCGGAGATCCGGGCCGAGCGCCAGGCGCGTGCGGAGGAGCTGCGGTCGCAGGGCTACACGGTGGCCGAGGGCGACGTGAGCGGCCAGGACAAGGCCGTGACCGACGAGGAGCGCACCAAGGCGCGTGTCGCCGCGGAGAAGACCGAGTTCCGCGAGCTGGAGCTGATCCAGCAGCGCATGATCGCGCAGGCGCAGGAGTATCTCATCGGGCGCTCCCAGGCCGTGAGCATCGCCCGCGCCGAGCTGCAGGCCCTCCGCGGCAAGCTGGCGATGACCGAGCGCCAGAACCAGCTCGCGGTCGAGGAGTTCGACTTCCGAAACCGCTTCGGCCTGGAGGGCGAGCAGGGCGAAGCCTACAAGAACCTGCTGCTGGCGAAGCGCAAGACGCTGCTGGCCGAGCAGCGCCAGGCCGAGGAGTCGGTCCGCATCGAGATCGAGAAGCGCCTGCGGACGCTGCGCTCGGTCACCGCGGAGATGCAGGAGCAGCTCCGCATCAAGCGCACCGAGCAGGAGTATGCGCTGCTCGACTCCGGCCTCCAGATCGCCTCGCAGCGATTCGATGCGATGAACCTGCCCGGCACCATGCGGGCCCGGGTCGACATCGAGCTGGATGTCCAGCGCGCTCAGATCAACTTCCAGAAGGTCCAGGAGCAGAGCCGCGAGGACCTGCGGAAGTTCGTCACCGACAACGCGCCTGACCTCGCCGGCGCGCTCGGCACCGAGCGGGCCACCTACGCGAACGAGCAGCTCAGGCTGCTGCGTGACCGCCTGCAGAGTGCTGAGGCCGTGGCGCAGGCCGAGCGCGACGCCGCGATCGCCAAGCGCGATCAACTGGTCCAGGACCAGGAAATGGCGCGGATGGCGGACCTCGACCGCCAGTATCTCGACTGGCGTCGCCAGGAACTCGACCTGGAGCAGAAGCGGGCCGAGCTGGTCCAGGACTGGGTCCAGCAGGATCAGATCCGCCTGCAGCAGGCCCACGCCGAGCTGATGGCCCGCCGCGAGGCGGTAGGCATCGCTCAGGAGGAGAGGGCGATCGCCATCCGCCAGTTCCGAGCCGAGAACGCTCCGGCCTTCCGGCAGCCGCTCGACTCACCCGAGCGGCAGGCAGCCGAAGACAAGCTGGCGTTCCTGGAGCGCGAATACGACATCAAGCTCCGCATCGCGCAGCTCGATGCGGCGCAGGCTCAGGAGGAGGCCCGCATTGCGGACCTCTACGCGAACGGCTCGGTCTGGGAGGGCATGGAGGCCGGCGCGCAGGGCTTCGCGGACCAGTTCGCCAGTCGGTTCCAGGCCGGGATCGACATCGCCTACAACTCGCTGCAGCAGTTCAGCTCGATGGCGTCGCAGATGATTGTCGACGCCTTCGACCCGACGATTGACATGGACATCGAGGAGCGTTTCGCGCGCTTCTTCCAGAGCATCGCTCAGATGATGCTCGAGATGGTGATCCGCATGATGCTGATCCGCGCGCTGATGGGCAGCATGGTGCCGGGAGCTGGCGCTGCTCAGGCGGCTGGCTTCGCTGGAGCGGACGCCGCCTACAATACGGCCGGTGCGCTGTTCCACCAGGGCGGCCGGGTCGGCTACGCGGCCGGCGGCGACGTCGTGCGCCCGCGCGGCCTGCACCCTGCCGACACCATCCCGATCTGGGCGGCCAAGGGTGAGTGGGTCATCCGGCGCGAGTCCGCGCGGCGCTACGGCGCCAACGTCCTCGACGCCATCAACCGCGGCATGGTCGACCCCGGCGCGCTGAAGTCGCTGGCCGGTGCGGCCCGCTACGGCAAGAAGCAGCCCCGCCGCGCGAGCGCCGACAGGGCCGGCTACGCGACCGGCGGCATGGTCGCCGGCAACGGCGCGAGCGGAGGAACGGCCATCCTGCCGGTGCTGATCTCCGACGACCGCAGCGTCGAGCGGATGCTCTCCGGCGGGCGGGGCGGACTGACCAAGAGCATCGACCGCGACTCGCGGTCGATCGAGAGCATCCTGGCCGCGAACCGGCCGAAGCGGAGGTGATACATGGGACTGAAGTGGATCGAAGGCGCGGAGGGTGAGATCGGCGGCCAGGTGGCCGGCAGCTTCACCGCGACCGCAGCCGACAACCGGACCTCTCCTGGCACGAAGGCGATGCTCAATCCGCAGGGCTACACCCTGCCGTCACTGGGCATGGCGAACACCTGGACCGTCGGCTTCGGCCTGAAGGTCACGACCTGCAGCTCGGGCGAGGTGTTTCGCGTCGCGCCTATCCGCATCGCAAGCGAGCAGTGTGCGCTCGAGTTCTACTACGTCTCGGCCACCGAGTTCAGGGCTCGGATCGTCCGCGGAGCGACGACGGTCGACGACATCGTCGGCACGACGTTCTCGACCGGGCAGTGGTATTACTTCGAGTTCCAGGTGACGCTGACGACCGGCGGCACGGCGGCCTACTCGCTGAAGGTCGACGAGGCGGCGCTCGACTCGGGCTCGAACCTCAACCTCACCGAAACGGGCTCGGCCGGCGCCGACTCGTGGATGCTCGACGAGCCGGGCTCGAGCGTGGTCTACGTCGACGACTTCTACGTGCGCGACGACTCGACCTTCCTCGGCGACTCGGTCGTGGTCGGCATCGCTCCCAGCGACAACGGCGCGACTCAGCAGTGGGACTACTCCACCTACCCGAGCCACGTCGAGAACATCGACGCGGACAGCGGCGACAATCACTACGTCGAGACCGACGTGGTCGGCGAGGTCGAGCTGTTCGAGTTCGGAGACGTCGCGATCGACGGCCTGGGCACGGTCCACGGCGTGCAGTTCGAGGCTTCCGCAAGGCTCGACGCTGCCGGCAGCCGCACGCTTCGGCCGAAGGTCCGCTCTTCAGGAGGCACGGTCGCGGACGGCGACGACATCGTGATCGAGGATGAGAGCTGGGCCGACTCGCGGACCGTCATGGAGACCAATCCGGTCACCGGCGCGGCGTGGACGCTCAGTGACCTCAACGGCAGCCAGTATGGCATGGAGCTGGAAGCATGAGCCTCAAGCACATCGAGAGCTTCGTGAACCCTGCTGCTGTCCACTACAGCGCCCGCAGCGGCAACCCGCTGCTCGAGGACGGTCCCCAGGGCAAGGCGCTGGGCGTCTCGAGCGGCACGTTCAGCATCCGCACGAAGTCGCTGGTGTCGCCGGCCTCAAACGACTGGACGGTCTGCTTCGGCTTCCGCCAGCGTTCCGGCACGCGCTACGACATCGGCACGTCGAGCGACGACTCGATCTCCGTCTACGACGCCAGCGGCCAGCGGCAGCTCACCCTGCGCCTCTACGAGGGAGAGCTGCCCTTCTCCTACCGCTTCGTGGTCGAGAAGGACTGGAAGACCAGTCCCCTCGGCACCACCAGCCGCTCGTTCCATAGCTCGAAGTGGCAGTATTTCGCCTGGTCGTTCACGGCCGCGCCTGGCACCGGCGGGTCCGCAACGCTGCGCGCCTGGGACGGATCGGCCTGGGAGACCGTCTGGACGTTCACCAGCCAGGACTTCGCGGCGACCGGCTCCGCCGGCGTGGCCCAGGCGGGCATCTACCTCACCGCCAGCGGCAGTCGCTTTGACAATTGGACCGTATGGACCGGCACGATCCAGCCCAGCTCGCCGGTGCTCACGTTCCATCGCCAGCCGCTCGGAGACGAGGGCACGAATCAGTGGCAGGCCGAGCCCGACGGCTCCCACTACGAGAACGTCGACGGCGCCGACGGCGCGCTCGTCGCCCGTTCGGCGGGCCTCGACGAGCTGTTCACCATGAGCGGCCCGAGTCGTCTGCTCAGCGGCTCGACGATCGCCGGCCTGTCGATCCGCACGCAGGCCCGCCGCACGTCCGCGGCGGCTCAGGGCTACAAGCCGCTGCTAGACAACGCCCTCACCGAGCAGGAGGGCACGCGCGTCGTGCCGTCTGGCACGGTCCTGGAGGGCTTCGAGGAGCTGTGGGAGGCCGACCCGTTCACGGCCGGGGCCTGGGACGTCGACGACCTCGCCAACATCGCAGTCGGAGCCCGCTCTGCGGATAGCTGATGGCCAAGCTCCAGGTCAACCGGCTCAGCGCCCAGGGGCTCCTGGAAGCCCCTCCCACGACGGCCCTCGAGCGTCTGGACAGCCAGGTCGCGGCCGAGCCCGCCGCTGGCGGCACGCTCCAGGTCAGCCGCATCGGCGCCCAGGCCCTCATCGAGAAGCCGCGCGGCCGAGCCCGCCGCGGGCGGCGCGCTCCAGGTCAACCGCATCAGCCTGCAGGTGCTCGGCCAGAAGGCCGTCTGGGAGCCCCCGGTCCCGCTGACCTACACCGCGGCCGAGCTGGCCCGGATGAACCTGCTCCTCAACAACTGGGCGAGTGGGTGTGTCATCGAGTCGCGCTACGAGACCGACGTCACGCGCAGCCCGCACACCTATGCCGAGGAGCGCCGCTCACTGCTCGGGCGCCCGCACCGCATGGTCCGTGCTCACTGGCTGCGCCAGAGCCGCGAGCAGCTAACGCAGCTCAGCTCCATTCTGCGTCAGCTCAGCGGCGGGCGCCTGCGCGTGCCGGTGTTCCCCGACGAGCTGGAGGCCACCGCGACCGGCGGGACGAACGCGCTACAGGTCGATCACACCTATCGGCGGTTTGTCACGGGCGGGAAGGTGGCCCTGTATCCCCGGAGCGGGACGGCATTCTCGGTCGACGACGTCTCGGTCCTCACGATCGAGGGGCGCGGCATCGGCTACCTGGACATGGTCGAGACGGTCCCGGCCGGCGACTGGTTCGTGGTGCCGCTGCTCGACTGCGAGAAGCAGCTCGAGCTGATGCCCAAGCTGCTCACCGACAACGTCGTTCAGATCGACATCGACTTCGACGAGGTCCCCGGCGAGTCTGCCCTGCCGCCGATCGTCGATGATGAGTCCTGGGCCGGCTACCCGTCGACCCGCGGCTACCCGATCGTGACGCACGTCCACGATTGGAGCGACGGCCGCGACGTCTCGAAGGTGCGCTATGGAAGCGACCGCGAAACCGGCCGCTCGCGCATTGTCACCACCCACGGACCGCGGGCCATCCAGCGGTCGACGTGGAACGTTCTTGCCGACCGGGAGATGTTCTGGAAGGTGCTGAGTCTGTTCGACGGCTGCCGAGGCCGCGCTGGCGCCTTCTGGGAGGTCGACGCCAGTCCCTACAGAGTCGTCGACACAGACCCCACCTTCATCGACGTCTCTCCGGTCGGCTCCTTCTCTGAGTTCGAGGACTACGTGCGGCAGACCGACCATGTCGGCATCATCCTCGACGACGGCTCGGTGCTCGACCGCAAGGTCACGACCATTCAGCAGATCGCAGGAGTCTGGCGCCTGACGCTCGACATCGGCGAGGCCGACCTGCCGGTCGACCAGGTCGGCTCTTTCGGCGTGCTGCGCCTGTGCAGGTTCTACGAGGACCTGCTGACCGAGGAGTGGCTGACGACCGAGGTCGTCCGTCTGCGGTTCGAGACCGTCGAGATCCTTGACGAAGAGGACTACGAACTATGAGCGTCCTGGACAAGCCACGGAAGTCCACCTACCAGACCGTCTCGGTCACGACGTCCGGCGCCCTGTTCTTCAAGGTCACCGACTGGACCTACGACGTGGATGGCGGCTTCGAGTCGCGGCCCGACACGGTCATCGAGTTCCCGAAGGAGGACGGCACCTTCTCGGACGACACCTGCGACGTCACGGTCACGATCCACGACAGCGACGAGCTGCTGCAGGCCCTCAAGGCCGGCGAGCCCGTCGCCGAGCCCGTCGAGGTCGTGATCCAGGAGCGCTACAAGGCGTCTGGTGCCACGACTCAGACGGTCACCAGGTTCATCGGCTCGCTGACGAAGGCGAAGCCCTTCATCGAAGAGGATGAGCAACGCCTGAAGCTCTCCTTCGTCTCGGTGAAGGGCCGCGTGTCTAAGTTGCCGCTGGGCCTGCCGTGCAACATCGAGTGCAGCCACACGGTAGGCGACGACAACTGCGGCGTGGCGATGTCCGCGCACCGCTATGAGATGGACGTCGACTCGATCGTCGGCAGCGTGGTCTACATGGACCCGGCCACGACTCACACCGGCGGTGCCGTCGACGACCACTTCCACAACGGCTACATCGAGCACGACGGCATCAGGATCACGATCGTCGGCTACAGCACTGCCGACGATCCGACCAAGTTCGTGCTGATGCGAAAGCCGCCGTCTAGCTGGGTCGGCGAGACCGTGTGGGTCTACGCTGGCTGCGACGGCTCGATTCGCAAGTGCCGCGCGGTCTTCGACAACGAGGGCAAGTTCTGCGGCCTCGGCGTTGCAATGCCTGCCTACCACCCGGTGTTCGATCCTGGGGAAGACCAATGACCAAATACGTGAAGCTCGAGTATCCGTGGGAGCACCTGCCTGAGTCCCTGCTCGACGCGGAGCTTCGATTGACGAAGATCCTGAAGAGTTGGGAGGGCACGCCCTTCTCCTCGACCCAGGCAGAGCCAGGGGTGGGGACGTTCTGCACGGCCTTCGTGTGTCACGTCTGGGACGAGCTGCACTGCTGGCCCAAGACGGAGCTGCCGAAGATCCCGCCGGACATCGGCCACCACGACCGGCGCGGCGCGCTCCGCAACATCCGCTGGTTCCGCGAGAAGTATCCTCACCACGTCTCGCTCGACCTGCGCCACGGCTGCCCCACGACGCTGCAGCCAGGCGACATCCTGGTCGTCGGCAAGCAGGGCCCCGGCCACGCGATGCTCGTCGGACCGCTGATGCACACCCTGTGGCAGTCGCTCGGCCAGGCCGGCGTCCACTACACTGGCTTGTCCCTGCAGGACGGGGTGAAGCCCTTCGCTCTGTTCCGTAGCACCATGCGAAAGCGTTGGCTCTACCGGGAGGACTGATACATGGGCGGCGAGATGGTCCTGATGATGGTGATCGGTGTGGGCCTGTCGGCCCTCGCCGGCGCTCTGCTGCAGCCGAGTAACGAGAATCGCGCTCGAGACGA